ATCTTTTATTAAAGAAAAAAAATTAAAAATAGATTACGGATATTATATTACAAACCAAATTATGAATCCAATATTACAAATATATTCATTAGTTTTATTTGATATGAAAGAATTTAAAAGAAGAAAAAACTCTTTCATACAAGAATTAGACACATTAAAAGATAATATGGAAGAATCTAAATATAAAAAAAAGGAACAAGATTTAAAGGATGCTGAAGTAGAAAAAATATTATTTGAACCTTACCTTATTATAGAACGAAATAAAAAAAATAATAATAAAATGATTACTTCATTCTTTAAATAATATTAATATTCATTAATTAATATTCATTATTAAAGAATTTAATATAAATTATAAAATATTTTATATTAAATTATTTAATAATTTTTAATTATATTTTAATTATAATACCAATTCATTGATAAATAATCTTTATAATTAATTGAAGTATTATCATCTGACATTTTCATATTTGGACCTTTAATATAATCACGTTGTATTTCATCATAATTTAAAGCGCGGTCATAATAATTTAAAGATGATATATATCCAATAAATCCATTAGCATCACCAACATATGTATCATAATAATTTTGTTTAGGTAGTGTTAATAAATTTTTACGTTGTGTCATAACTCCATTAATATATACGTCTACTGATTTATTTTGTACACGAATTGCACAATGAACCCATTTTGAAATAGGTATATTTGGAATTGTAATCATTTCATTCCCAGTTATAGATGTAGCAGTTGAATTTTTTGGGTCATCCATAAATGTATTTAATACAATAACTAATTGTGCAGAATTTCCTGTATAGGTAATATATGCTCCAGGACATACTGACATCATAGGCGCGCCTACAAGAGGAGTTGGTGTTCCTGCAGTTCCTTTAGAAAATAAAAGTGAATATTTATTTGAATTTTGCATTGGTTTTATATTTTTTATAAAAAACCATAAATCCCATGTAAATTCTAATCCTTGATTTTTATTAACAGACCTTAATATTGGAACAGCATTTACAACATTTGGGTCTGAAGAAATTATTTTTTGGGAAGTACTATTAATTAAACCTTTTAATACTGCTGGAGTATTTTTTGTAGTATAAAATGAAGTTATGAATGATGCACCTATATTAAATAATATATAAAATAATAATAATGATAATACAATTGCAACAAATTTACTAATGGCTGAATTTGCTGCCATAAATTCTTTAGTCATTGCAGTCATTTTAGATACTTGTTCTGTTATTGGTGCTGCTTTTACCTTAGTTGTAGCATTTGCAACTTTATTTGTTACTTTTTGTTTTATATTTGTTGCAACATCTGTAACTTTTTGTCCTAAATTGGTTGCTTTATTAACAGCACCTTTTGCTATTTCTGTGATTTTTGTTGTTAATGAAGGTGATGCATTTACTACATTTTTTAAAATTGCATTTTTTACAATCGCATTTTTTGTATTTGCATTTGGTTTTATATTTTGTCCATTTTGTCCATTTTTTCTTGTATTTACAATTGGGTTCATTATATAATTACATTATATAAAATTGCCCAACTTGTGTTTGATCCTTATAAAATGTAAATGATGCATTAAATTTATTCAAATAATTACCTAACATATTAGATGAATACCCCTTTTTATATATATTCCATGAATCTTGTGGTGTTAAAAAATGGTCATAATAATTTGTATTTGATATAAATCCTGAAAATCCTTGTCCATTTGGTAAAATATTAAATGCTAATGAAGCATCATCTTTTTTAAGTTTTGTGTCAAAATATAATGAATTTGTTGGAATATATGTATTTACTAATTTTCCATTAATATATGTGTCTATATTTGTATCACTAAAACAACATGTTATATTTACCCATTTTTGTGTATTAATATTTGGAATATTAATTATAGTATTATTATAATTTCCTCGTGTATCTTTTATTGCTACATCTATATTTAATTGATTTTCATAACTATCTAAATATATTCTTGGATGATTAAAACCTCCAAGTGTTCTTTTTATAATATTTTTATCTGACCCATTATATAAATTCCAATCATTTACATATATCCATGTAGATAAAGAAAATGCATTTGAATATTTATATTTAGTTAAAGCTGGTATATTACCCTTTGTTGCATCTTTTGGAGAATCTATAATTTTTTTACTATTTGAAAATAATTCTAAATTCATTATAAGAATAATTGTAATAAAGGCAATAAATACAATAAGTATCATTTTTGCTCGTCCTTGTACAGTTTCAGTAAAAATTAAATATGCACCTACTATTACAATTAAAATAAATAATATCATACTAAATGTTCCTGTATTCATTATATTTTAAATATATATTTTTATATTGGGGGGTCTTTTTTATTATATTGTTTATAAATATTAGAAATTGTATTAATTTGTAATGGTTTATTATAATATCTAAAATTACATATACTACCAAAATTATTGTTATCATTTGACCCAATAATTAATAGGTCTTGTCTAGTTAATAATGGCTGTGCTTCATAAAATCCTACTAAATTGTTATTTATAAATAAACCTAATTTACTATCATTAAAATTGATTACTATATGATTCCATCTTTGATATAATATTTCTTTTGTTTTATATATTTCTTCTGTTCCATCTTTTGTTATAACTTCAATGATTAATTCTTTTTGATTATGGTCAAAATATAATGATGGTCTTGAATCAAATGTCATAATAATATCTTTACCATATAATGGTTTAAGTGTATTAAAATAAACCCAAAATGATAATGCATAATTTGAAATATATGGACCTTTATATTTATCATATTTATGCATTTCATTTATTGTATCTCTTGCAGCTTTATATGCAGCAGATACTTTATTAATATTATTTTGAATTTTATGAACTATTTTACTATTTTCTATATCTTTATAATCAAATTCATAATTATTTATATCATTATCACTTATATCCTTATTTTTTTTATCTTTATTTTTTTTATCCTTTTGTTTAGGTTTAAATAAATTATAATTTGCATCACTTTCTTGTATACTAATGAATGGTTCAATGTCAATATCTAGAATTGTTGATTTTATTTTCATATCTGTAAATGGTTCAGAATTATCATGTATAAAATTAGATGATGTTTTATCATATGGATAATGTGAGTGTTTTACTGGTATATCATATGATATATCTGAATAAATATCATTTTCTTTACGTGACCAATCTTTACGTGTTGGATTATTATTTGAGACAATTTCATCAATAGATAAAGATGCGACTACTTTATCTAAAGTTTGTGGTTGTTTAATTATTAAATTTCCATCTTTTTTATTCATATATGGAACAATTAAAAATATTAAAAAATATATTATAATAAAAATAAGTACTATAAATGTAGTTGATGGTGTATTTGCAATATCTTGTTTTAAATAATCAATACCATCTGTTATAAGACAAGGTATATAAAATATAATATCTTTAATTAATGATATTATATCATCTTGATTACCTTCATTTCTTTTATAAGAAAATTCTTTAATTAATGCTAAAATTAAAATAATTAGTCCTGTTGTAAACCATAATGATTTTGATAAAAAATATATAAATGTTCCAAATAATATTTTATATAATATTACACTTATTATACATATTACAATTAAAATAAATATAATTTTTCCATAAAGAAAGAAAAATCTTTTAAAAATTAAAAATAAATCTGAATTTGGATTTGCATTTCCTTTTGAATCATTTGATTTCCAATAAATACTAACTACATATGTAATGTATGAAAATAATAATATAAATAATATTATAAAAGGGAATTTAATATAAAAACCAAAATAAGTAGAAGGAAAATATAATAAATAATAACCTCCAATGAATAAAATAATATAACAGGCTAATAAAAAAAATTCATTAAACATACATTACTATTATATATTTTCCATGGAAGTTTTCTTCCCATGACAATTTCTACATAATGCAACTAAATTATCTACATCATTTGAACCTCCTTGGTCTAATCTATGTATATGATCTACTTCAAACCATGCTTTTAATTGTTCTTTACATTCGCCACACTTCCAATTTTGATTTGAAGCAACATATTTTTTTTTTGTCTCACTTACACTTCTTTTTGTACTTTTACCAGGTGTTAATATACGTTGAACTGCTTTTTCTTCTGGACTTAATGTCATAAATGGTTTTAAAAAATCCTTACTATTTTTATCAATTGGTAAAACATTTACATATTGTTGTGCAGCTTTTATTGTATTATATCCTTTTAATGGATTTTTACTTATTAATAAAAAAAATCCTAAAGCACCAACTATAATTAATCCCATTTTATAATATTTTTTATAATTTTCAAATGATTTTATTAAAAAATTATCATAATAAGTATTATATAATAATCCTCCTGTAATCAATAATATAATCAAATTAATATTCATTTTAGTTTATATAGATAATAAATTAATATGATTATAACAATACTAATCATACTAAATAAAATTGTATGAATTCTACGTTTAGTATACGTCATATCATCTTTGTATAATTTTGTTTGTAATTGAGACAAATAAGATGGATAATCTAAAATTTTCATTTTTTTTTCTTTATGATATTCTAAATAAATTAAATAACCATATTCTTTTATTCGTTCAGTGCTTTCATAAAATGTCTCAATTGGATATTTTAATATTATTTTATATATTAAATTTTGTTCACTTAATGGTAAAAAAAATGGTAACGATTCAAATAATGTTTTAATTTTTTTTTTATTATATTTTGTTGGGGTGTAAAAATTTGTTGCAAAGGAAATATAATCAAAAAAAAGGGTAATATTTATATTTGGTACTTTTATTTGTTTCATTTATAATATTTTAAATACATTTTATATTTCATATTTAAATATAGATTATAACATTTTAAAATTGATTTCTTTTTCACAATAAATAATAATATAAATCAGAAAATATGAATGAAATTATTTTTTCAAAATGGTCTGGCCCAGATGGAATCGAACAATTTATTATAAACCAAACAGGATGTAAACCTTATAGCGGTGCAGGAATAAATCCAAGAATAGAAAAAAAAACTACTATACTAAAATCAGTTGATAATACTTATTATTATGATGATGACTTTAGTAATAATATTATACAATATACCTTATTTGGACATAATGGAGACCAAAATGAAAATGAAAAAAAATTTAATGAACCATTGTTAAATATAAATAAAACACAACATATTTATCTTTATAGAGTTAGAAAAAATATTAAAAAAACACAATATATATGGTATGGCAAATATGAAATTATCAATAAAAATATTAAGCAACATATTGGTAAAGATTATGTTATTAGAAATATTATAATTTTATCTTTAAGAAAATTATAATTATAAGATAAAATTATAAATTAAATTATATTTTATTTTTAATTTGTTGAATATCTTCTTCTCTTAAAATATGGTCTTTGAATAATTTATCAGAGCATTCTTTTAATAATTGTTTTTCTTTCATTAGTAATATTTTTGTATTTTGATAACATAATGTTATAATCGAATCTATTTCATTATCAATAATCTCTCTATATCTATCAGACCCTTCTGGTATAATCATTTTTGTACTCATTCCATAATCTATTACCATTTTTTCTGAAATTTTTTTTGCCTGAATAAAATCGTGGGAAGCGCCTGTTGATAATGAATTAAACATTATTTCTTCAGCCACCCTGCCACCTAATAAGGTCATGATTTCACAAATCATATTGTCTTTTGTTATTAATTGAGAAGTGTTTGATTCAAATAAAGTAAATCCCAATGTATTTGGACTCCATAAATTAATTGTAACTTTTATTAATTTTTTAGATTTTGTTAAAATACCAACTAAAGCATGACCCATTTCATGAGTTGCTACTTGTAAAAGTACATCATCACTTAATATATGTTGAGTTGATTGAAATCCAACTAAAATTTTATTTGATGTTATTTCTATATCTTCTAATGTCATTATTTCACGATTTTGTCTAATAACATATAACATTGCTTCATTTAATAAATTTTCAATTTGAGCCCCAGAATAACCATTTGTTATTTCTACAATTTGTTTAATATTTATATTTGCGCATGGTTTACCTTTAATATGTATTTCAATAATTTTTTCTCTTGTGTTTACATCTGGATTTCCTACATATATTTTTTTATCTATTCTGCCTGGTCTTAATAGAGCATTATCTAATAAATCAATCCTATTGGTTCCGCCCATAACAAAAATTCCATTTGTTGATTTAAAGCCATCTAAACTAACTAATAATTCATTTAATGTTGAATCATGCTCATTACCTGCATTTTCATCTCCAGAACGTTTACGTCCAATTGCATCAATTTCATCCATAAAAATAATACAAGGAACATTTTCTCTTGCTAAATTAAATAATTCTCTTATACGTGCTGAACCAACCCCAACATATTTTTCTTGAAATTGAGAGCCTGATACTGGTATAAATCCAACATCTATCTCTCCACTAAATCCTTTTGCTAATAAAGTTTTTCCATTTCCTGGTGGACCTTCTAAAATTAAACCTTTTGGTGTTCTTACATTATATTTTGAATATTTATCATAATTTATTAACATATCAGAACATTGTAATAGTTCTTCTTTAATTAGGTCATAACCACCTATATCTTTAAACTTAAAATCATTATTTTTTATTACTTCAAAATTTTCACTTTTTGCATTTTTATTTTTTTCATTTTGATTTTGATTTTTTTTATTTTGATTTTCATTTTTATTACTTCTACTTGGCGGGTTATAAAAAATAAATTTAATATTTGGATTATTACTTTTTATAGGAATTGATTCTAAATCATAATCATTATATTTATTCTCATAACCATATTCATTATCAGGTTCATAATTATCATGATTTTGGTCATTTTCATCTTGGTCATCTTCTTGTTTTTGTACATCATTTAAAAATGTATTATTCATATATGAATCTATTACAGTATCATTATGAAAATCAATTCCTGTAATATCTTTTAAAAGTCTTTGTTTATATTTTAATAATATATTGGTTCTTAATTTTATTTTATTTATTTCATCATCTATTCTTTTTAAATTTTTATTATATAATTTATTATTAATATTACTTCTAGAATGTATATATGAATTTTTATTTAGATTAACAAAAGCATTTATTAATGTTAAATGAAGTAAATATAATATCTTCATTTTCATTTGTATGTTATTTTATTATTTATTCTTTATTCTTATTTATTAGTAATTACTAATTACTATTTACTAATTAGTGTTCAATGATTTCAATTTAAATATATTTTTAATATGTAGTGAGTGTAATATGAAGTTTATATTGTATATGTTATTATTGCACAAAAGTTTTGGATTTTATAATTCCATGAATATAAATATGCATAAACTTTTGAAAATATCATCTTCTTCATCTTTATATAGCCAAAATAAAAATATAAATGTAATTGAAAATGAAAAAATCTGTAAAGATTGTAAATTTTTTATAAAACATTTTTTAGCAGAACCCAAATTTGGTCATTGTTCCAAATTTCCAACAGAACCAACAAATAATTATTTAGTAGATGGTATATCATCATTACAAACAGGTTACTATTATTGTTCCACTGCAAGATTTTCTGAAAAAATGTGTGGAAGAGAAGGAAAGTATTTTGAAATTAAAAAATAAATTAGATTGAATTTATTATAATTATAACTTCTTATAATAATTTTAATACTCAATACACGTAACAATATAATATAAATATAATATTTTATATTATATATCCTCTTTATGAGTCAGGTTGCTTTTATAAATGGCAACAAAACAAATATTTTTAAATATATGAAAACTGATATTAATAGTAATATTAATGTACCATGTTGTAAATATAATAATAAATTAGTTGCAGTTCAGGGATTAAAAAACAAATGGCATTTTAGACATATTACGCCTTGTAATTTATGTAATCCGTTATATACAAAAAAAGATAAAATGAAAAAAGTTATATTAAACAATGACACTGATAATTTAAATTTATATAATTTATTTATACATCAAAGAGGACCAGGAAGTGGTAAAACCTGGAATATTATTAATATGATACAAAGACCAGAATTCCTACATTATACAAAATTTATTTATGTAAGTAAACAACATTCAGCTCGTTCTATTATTAAAGATGAATTTATGTCTCAATATAATGCAGGATTATTAAATATAACTAATTTTAATTTTAAAGATTTGGGTAAAAAATATATCATAGAATACACAAATAGTAATCAAATATCTTGTTCAATTATTATTTCAACAATTGATGCATTTATGTATGCAATAGGAGACAAAACAGTACAAACATATGATTTATTTGAAGGTATTGTTCAATCAATTATAGATAATATAAAAATAGATGAAACAATACGTTTTGCAAATATGGATGCTAATTTATCAGAAACATTATATATAATTGATGAAACACAAGACCTTAAAGAATTATATGCAAAAGCATTAATAAAAATTATGAATGATACAAATATGTCTGCATATATTGTAGGAGACCATTTACAAAGTATATCTAATGAACAAAATGCATTTACATATTTATTGAAAGAAAATGTAGATGTAAATACAAATATGAATATGAATATTAAAAAATATATTGAAACTCCAATTAATATATGTAGAAGATTTAGTCATAAACAATTACTTAATTTTGTTAATTATATGACTCCTTATAAAAAATATAATTTATTACCTATTACTGCGTATGATGACAATAAATTAACAGATAATGCTTTAACTATATTATTTCAAAAAAATATGAATGAACAAATAGAAGAAATAATGGCATATTATTCATTTGAGGTTGAACAAAATAATTATTTACCTGAAGATTTTTTAATTATTACACCTTTTATTACATCAAACCCATTAATTAATGCATTAAATATGTCTATTAATGAATTTTGGATTGATAAATTAGGACCAAATTATAATTATTCTGTTATTCATAAATCAGAAATTGGTTCATCTATTAATTTAGATGAATCCATAAAATCTACACGCATTGTTTCTATTCATTCATCAAAAGGTGATGGTCGTAATTGTGTATTTGTTATTGGATTATATGAACAATCTTTAAAAACATTTTCAGGATTAAAAGATTCACTTATTTATGATTCTTTATTACATGTAGCAATTACACGAATGAAAAAAAAATTATATATATTATGTTCCGAAAATGATGAGATTGGTTCTCGAATTAAAAATTTTTTATTACAAAATGATTTACCTTGTTCTAGTTCTGTGTTAAATATTAGTACTACTATAAAAATAAAAAATATTTTGCCAATGTGTGGAGAGAAAATCAGTTTATTATTTAAAGAAAATAAAACTTTTACTCCAGATACTGTAAATGGTAATTATAATGTTAGACAATTTATTTTTATGCAACAAATTTTATTTGGATTAAAAGAACAACAATTTGACAGAATGTCTCATATTAAAGTAATAAATGAAATTGCATTAAATAGTCCTATTGTAATATGTAACTCTTGGAAAGAATATAATATTCGTCTTAAAATGATTAATGGTACAGAAGAAAATGAATATAAAGATAAAATGATGTGTATTCCATTATTAAAAATAAAAAATAATATTGATATTATTATTCATAATATTGAATTAATAAAAAATAATATGAATACAAATATGAATAATTTATCTCCATTACAAATGATTATATTTTATTATATGACTCAAATTACATCTAAAGGGATGTATACAAATATGACTATAATAGAATTATATAAAATAATTCATGTATTGAATGAAACAGATGTATTTAATGATTATTTATTAGAACATGATGATAAAATGAATGATGCAGATATTATTGTTAAAAAATTAATAAAAAAATTTCCTAATACTAGTTGGAATCCAAATTGTTCTGTTGAATATAATAAATTATTTACACTTAAAACAAATATTGATTTAATTGGTTATAATAAAGATACAGTTATTTTATGTTATATTGTACCTTGTATAAATAATTTAAATTATAATGAAATAAAAATTAAATCAATGATTGATTCATATATCATATCTAAATCAGGCAATATTAAATATGATAAAAAAAAGATTATTGTAAGTATTTTATCTCTAAACGAATTATCATATATTGAATATGATATTGAATATAATTTTTTAAAATTAAAACATATATTAAAGGAGGCATTATTTAATTATTTCTCATTAAAAAATAAAGAAGTATTTAATTATTATAAAGAATATGGTATAATTAAAACAAATGTAAAATATATTGATGATTTAATATATAATATAAATGATATACATGATATACATAATGATTTTATAAAAAAATTAAATGATTCATTGTCTATTTCATTAGATAACTATTTATAATAAAATTATTTTGTATAATGAAAAATTTTATAAAAAGATAAATGTTGTATAATAACATATTCATTTTTTAAATAATGAATTGATGAAACATTTTCTATATCACTTTGTATATGATGATGACTTATTTTAATATTTTTTAAACATACATCATAAAATTTTGATAATAATGAATAAGGCATAAAATAAAAATTATCACAAATATACGTGGGCTTTTCAAGTATTGAAATCAAATTTATTTTTTCATAATTTAAATTATCAAAAGTATCATTAAATAATAAATCAAACCGTGTAATTAAACAATGGTCATAAATTATATTTTCTTTTAAACATAAATCAATTGCATTAACTAATTTAATATTTTTACAATAATGATAATTTGTATCATCTATATCAATATAATTGCATTTTATTGGTTTATAACATTCTTCTAATTTTTCTTTATCTTCTATATTATTTGTAACATAATATATATTACATGTATATCCTTTCATTTTAAAATAATTAAAAATATATGTTTGATAATTTAAATAAGAATCATTATAATCTATATTATATCTAAATCTATCTCTATGCTTATAATTTTTTAAATAAGATATTCCATAAAATATAACTGCTAGTTTTTTCATTATAAATTAATTTTATTTTATTCAAAATAATTAATTATAGATTTATGCAAATTATTATAATTTTTTGAACATGTATTAAAACACATATTTATATCCATTGTATTATCACTACGCAATATTGATACAGAACCTACATACATTTGTTCTACAGGCATTTTACTACAATTCCATGCAATTTTAAAATCATAATCACTTTTAATATATAATGCTGACACAATACAATCTACATAATCACGTAATTCAAAATTTCCAAAAATATTAATATTAGGTAAAGGACAATTAAGAATAAAATTACTACAATATGCTTGATATTTTGATTTATTTATTTTTGCTTCTAATGTTTCAATTGTATCTTTTAATTCATAATTTATTATAATTATTCCAATATTATTATTAATATAATCTATTTCATCAAATGCAAGAGATAATGCTACAACCATTGGTCTATCTAATTGAAGGCTATTATATACTTTATTTAATACACTCAAATATAAATAATATCTTTTATTTGGTGTATTAATATTTTTTTCTATAATTAAATTTTGAACTTGTGTTTCATTTTTTAAATACTCTTTTTTTTTTAATAAATATAAATCACGTATATAAAATGGCATTTGTGTTAATCCAATAAATGGATTTGTTTTTAAAAAAGGAGGACATTTACTATTTACCATTTGATTCATTAAAATAAATAATTTTGACCCAGAAAAATAATAATGATTAAAATATACATAAATACATTTATCTTTAAATGATACTGTTAATTTATTATTATCATTATTTAAAATACTTTCAGTAGTTATACCATACTTTTTTAAAAAATCCTTATTTTCTATTATATTTAATGTATTCTTTTTTACTATTTCAAATTCACACTCTTTTTCAAAGTCAAATTTTATTTTATTCATTTGTTTATTATCTTTTTTATGTTTATGAAATTTATCTTCAGCTGTATCTATTTTACAATATTTATATATAAATGCAAACAAAGATAATATAATATAATTAAATAAAATTATTAATTTATTAAACATATATAAAATATATTATAAATATTTTATTAATTTACTGCATTAATTTATTGCATTAATTTATTGCATTACTAAATTAGTATTTATATATTCATATATTGTTTATAAAAAAATATACCTATTATTATTATTAATATAATTATTAATAAATATGGTAATAAATTGGTTGATTTTTTGGGAACTGTATTTGAAACATTTAAATTATTTATATTTGTTGAATCTTTGATTGAACCTATATTTGAAACTCTATTTGTTGAACGTGCATTTGTTGAACCTATATTTGAAACTGTATTTGTTGAACCTGTATTTGTTGAACTTATAAAATTTTTATCTGTTAAACTTTTGGTTGAACCTGTATCTGTATTAGTTGGCCATTTAGTTGTTTTATATACTATATTTCCTAAAGAATCTGGACTATAATCATTGTTTACATTTGTATGTGTTCTTCTATAGTTACGTTCATAATCATACTCATTAAAAGATTGGTCTACGTAAGTTTCAAAATTTGATTTATTTAATTTTAAAGAGATAAATATAAAAATAACCGATGCTAATATTATAATATAATTTTTCATATTATAATACAATTATATAATTAATCTGAATCATAAGTAGTATTAGTTAATTCTAAAAATTGTCTATTTATTCTATCTAATAATTCTTGTAATTTTGATGTAATATCTATACTTAACGCAAGTTCTTTTAATACAATTTCTTTTTTTTAATAAGAACTTGTAAATCAATCTCTTTAAATTTTTCTTGTACTTTATCCATTATATAATACAAAATAAAAAGAAAATCATACTAATTATTACTTTTATACTTTTATAAATATATAATCATATAACTTATTTATGAGATACACCTAATAATCTAAACCCATGATATGCTGCTGTAAATGCGGCAAGAACTAATAATATTATAAATGCTTGTTTTGGTGTTTTTTTATTTTTTATTCCTATAAATAATAATAATGGAACAATAATTAATAAATGTAATGCATATATTGTTTTATTATTTTTATCTATTTCTATTTGTGAAAATAAATGTTCTTTTTGTTTTTCTGTTTCATGCATTGGTGGTTTAAATGGAGTTGTAATACCTATATTAGAACGTTGCAATGGTAATTGGGAGCATGCATAATAATAATCATACCATGCTAATGCTACATAACTTATTACAAAAATAAGAAAATAAATAATTAATGAGGGTAAAACAGAAAGAATGGGTGGTCTAAATGTATAAATTCCCATAATAATTAAAGAAAAAATAATGCATTTTACATTTAATGTAAATGGATAATTTGGAAATATACCACCTGACATAATATAAATGATATATAATATTTTATAAAATTTTATATATTTATAAAAAATTTATAAAATATAAAAATTTATAAATGGAAAATTAAATTTTTAATAATTTTTTAATTTCATTTTCTCTCTCCGCCAAATTTTATACTTTTTATAAACCTTATACTTTTATTTTCAGTAAGGAAATATATTTTATTTATTAAAATTTATATACATTGTTATATACAACTTATACTTTATACTTTATTATACTTTTTAGGGTTGTTTTTTTAATTAATTATTTTATATTAATTATTTGTTATTTATTATGCTAATAAATTATTAATTAATTCATTCATTTATCACACGTAGTAATCCGACTGACAACATTTACCGAACCCTATAACAACCTTATAAAAATAAAAATTTAATAATAATTTATAAAAATTTTAAAATTTATAATTTTAAAATTTAAAATTTTTATAAATTTTTTAATTTCATTTTCTCTCCGCCAACTTTTATATTTTTTATAAACCTTATACTTTTATTTTCAGTAAGGAAATATATTTTATTTATTAAAATTTATATACATTGTTATATATAATTTATACTTTATACTTTATTATACTTTTTAGGGTTGTTTTTTTTAATTATTTATTTATAATAATTATTTATTATTGTTTATGCTAATAATTTATTAAAAATTTAAATAAAATTATAACACGTAGTAATCCGAAAGACAACCTTTACCGAACCCTATAACAACCTTATAATAATTAATTTAATAAAAAATTTATAAAAATTATAAAAATTATAAAATTAATAAAATCAAAATAATTTTAATAAAAAATTTATAAATTGAAAATTAAAATTTTTATAAAATAATTTTTATAATTTTCTCTCCGCCAACTTTTATACTTTGTATAAACCTTATACTTTTATTTTCAGTAAGGAAATATATTTTATTTATTAATATTTATATACATTGTTATATATAATTTATACTTTATACTTTATTATACTTTTTAGGGTTGTTTTTTTAATTATTTATTTATAATAATTATTTATTATTGTTTATGCTAATAATTTATTAAACAATTAATTATGTTGGCACATGTAGTAAACCAACCGACAACATTTACCGAACCCTATAACAACATTATTATAAATTGTATAAAAAGTATTTTTATATATTAATATGGAATATAATTGTGATTGTTGTAATTATAATACAAAAATAAAATCAAATTATTTAAAACATTTAGATACTCAAAAACATTATGTAGCATTTAAAAAAAAGGAAAAGGAAAAAGAAGAAAATGAAAATAAACAAACTAAATCAGTAATAAAAGAAAAATTTTTGTGTAAATATTGTTGCCAAAAATTCTCATTTAGACAATCAATGAATAGACACATAAAATATTCATGTACAAAAAATAAAGATGAAGATTTAAAAGAATTAGTTCGTTTATTAAATAATCAGTTAGAACAACAAAAAACAGATTTTCAAACACAATTGCAAAGTCAACATAATCAATTACAAACACAATCAAAACAAATTGAAAAATTAATGGGTAAATTAGAAATTAATATTAATACAACTAATATACAAAATAACATTAAAAATAATATTACATTATTATCTTATAATGATACAGATGTCTCCCATTTGACTGACAATGATTATAAAAAATGTATAAAAAAGGTATGTTTTTGTGTAATGGGATTAATAGAAAAAATACATTTTAATCCAGAAAAACCAGAAAATATGAATATTTATATTTCAAATATGAAAGATAAATACTTAATGATTTATGAAAATGGAAATTGGAATTTAAAAAATAAAAAATATGAAATGGATAAATTATATGATGATAAAGAGACAATGATAGAACAATGGGTTGAAGAAAATAAAGACCCAGAAATGGAAAAATTCTTTAAAAAATATTTAAACAATAAAAAAGATACATCTACAATTGATATGATAAATGAAGAAATTAAATTAATGATGTATAACAAAAAAAAAATATTAGAAAATTAAATATATTAAACACAATGAATATATATTTATATCATGGAACAACAAAAATATTTATGTAATAATTGTGGAAATTTTGGCCATTTATATTATAATTGTAGAAAACCTATTACTAGTTTTGGTATAGTTTGTTATAGATATAACGAAACGGAAATAGAATATTTAATGGTTCAAAGAAAAGATAGTCTAGGATATGTAGATTTTTTAAGAGGAAAATATAATGAAAATAATGTATATCAATTAAAAAATATTATTAAGGAAATGACTTTAACAGAGAAAAAAAATATTATAAATCATTCTTATTCTGAATTATGGGATAAATTATGGAATAAAATAAATGATAAGTATGATACAAAAAATGAGGATAAATATAATTATATAAAAAAAAATCATATTGATTTATTTAAAGATATTCATTGGATTGAACCAGAATGGGGATTTCCAAAAGGTCGTAGAAATTATAAAGAAAAAGATTTAGAGTGCGCCTTAAGAGAATTTGAAGAAGAAACAGGATATCCTAAAAAAAATTTAATATTAATAAAAAATTTAAATCCATACGAAGAAATATTTACAGGGTCTAATTTAAAATCATATAAACATAAATATTTTATTGCAACTATGGATTTTGATAATTCACCTACAATAAATTATCAAAAAAGTGAAATAGGAGATATGAAATGGTTTACATATGAACAAGCAATTGAACATATTAGAGATTATAATATAGAAAAAAAAGAATTAATACATTCTTTAAATAAATTATTAAAAAATAATTTATTATATTAATTCCAAAAGAAATTATCAAGAATGTTATAAAATAAAACAACTGCGTTTAAATTTAATACAATTCAATACAATTCTGAACTTGCATTAATTATATTTAATACAATAAGTTAGACATTAAGATATTCATAATGATAAATATAATTTATGGTTATCTTGGCAAACTATGAGGCAAAGTGCAATGAGGTCTATAAATATATCTATAAATGAATAAATAATACATAAATAAATTATATTCGTAATCGTTATCATCGATAATAAAATATGTAAATACATTATAAATGGAAGAACAAAATAGAAAATATTTTAAAGAAAATCCAGATTATAGTTTACCATATCCTCATTTAGATGATATGGCATTACAAAAAAAAATTACATTAAAACAAGAATTTCGTTATAAATATGATGGAGAGATATCTAATGTTGAAGAAAAATCAAAAATTGTATGTAAAAAAACTAAAAAGCATGAATTATTTCCCCATCAAGAATTTATAAAAAGATATATATCGTATGATACACCTTATAATGGTATATTATTATATCATGGGTTAGGTTCAGGAAAAACATGTTCTGCAATAGGTATAACAGAAACATTAAGAACATACTCAAAATATATCCAAAATTTTAAAAAAATAATGATTGTTGCTTCACCAAATGTACAAGAAAATTTTAAATTACAATTATTTAATCCAAATAATCTTGTAAAAGAAAATAATATATGGAATATTACAGGTTGTGTTGGTAATAGTTTTATTCATGAATTAAATATTTTTCAAATAAATGAATTAGAAAAAGATGTATTGATTCAAAAAATAAATAAAATTATTAGTAATCATTATATATTTACAGGATACATTGAGTTTGCAAATTATATAGAAAAATTTTTAAAAAGTAAAAATAAACATGTAATACAAAAAAATTTAAAATCATTATTTGAAGGAAGAGTTGTTGTAATTGATGAAATTCATAATATTCGTTTAACAAGTGATATGGATAAAGATAAAAAAAAAGTTGCAAATATGTTAAAAGTTTTAGTAGAATATGTAAAATATATTAGATTTATTTTTTTAACTGGAACTCCAATGTATAATGACCCAAGAGAAATATTATTTATATTAAATATTTTAAATATGAATGATAATAGGTCAACATTATCAATTAAAGATGTATTTGATGCAAATGGAAATTTTAAAATAGACCCAGTTACAAAAGAAGAAATTGGTAAAAAAAGATTAATGATTAAAGCAAATGGTTATATATCTTATGTAAGAGGAGAAAATCCATATTCATTTCCATTTTTAGTTACACCACATATGTATAATGACCCATTGTCTATTAAAAAAATAAAAAAATATCCATCTTTACAATTTAATAATAATAGAATAAAGCAAGGAATTAGTCATTTAGATTTATATTTACATAAAATAAGTAAATCTCAAGAAGAAGGATATGAATACTTTATTAATCAAATTACAGAAGGTTATTCACAAGAAGAACTTGAAAAATTTGAAGAAATGGATTCAGTACGTTATACTATGGTAATGAAACCGATATTATCATTAAATATTGTTTATAAAGATAAAGATAAATTTTTAGTAGGAAAAGATGGATTAAAAAATATTATGAAATTTAAAGAAAGTGCAAATCCACCAAGTAAAAATAATTTTGAATATAAAAAAGAAGAAAATATGGGAATGTTTAGTTATGATAAAATAGGAGAATATAGTATTAAAATAAAATCAGTATTAGACCATATTATAAATTCTAATGGAATCATATTGGTTTATTCCCAATATATAGATGGGGGATTAATACCAATGGCTTTAGCATTAGAAGAATTAGGTATGAAACGTTATATGCCTGGAAAAAATTTATTTAAAGAAAAACGTAACGACCCATTAAATGTATATAATTTAAAAAGAGACCCAAAATTAAATGGGGAAGATTTTAAACAAGCTACATATGCAATTATATGTGGAGATAAAAGAATAAGTCCAAATAATAAAGAAGAAGTTGAAGCACTTACACATTATAACATGAATGGGGAAAGAGTAAAAGTAGTATTAATATCTCAAGCTGGGTCAGAAGGAATAGATTTAAATTATTTGAGACAAGTTCATATATTAGAACCATGGTATAATATGAATCGTATAGAACAAATTATTGGAAGAGCAAGGCGAAATTGTAGTCATAAAGATTTACCATTAAAAGAAAGAAATGTTCAAGTATTTTTACATGCAACTTTATTAGATAATGATATTGAAGCTATTGATATGTATTTATATAGAAATTCAGAAAAAAAATCAATTAAAATAGGACATGTATCTAGAGTATTAAAATCAGTTGCAGTAGATTGTCTTTTAAATAAAGAACAACAAAATTTTGCAAAAATGAAAGAAGTAATAAATATAAATTTAAGTAATTCTAAACAAATAGATTATCATGTAAAAGATGAACCGTTCACATCATTATGTGATTATATGGATACATGTGAATATGAATGTATAAATAAATTAAAAGATATAGAACAAATAGATAAATCAACCTATTCATATGGATTTACACAAAATTCAAAAATTATAGATAAAATAAAATTATTATTTACAATAAAACATGTATATCATGAAAAAGAATTTTTAAATTTATTAAAAGATAAAACAAGTACACCAATTGAAATTCAAAGAGCAATATATGAAATGTTAAATGATAGTCAAAATGTATTAATAGATAAATTTTCTAGAAAAGGGACATTAATAAATATAAACGGGTTATATTTATTTCAACCAATTGAAATAAAAGATGTACGAGTTACAATGCATGAACGTATAAATCCAATAACATATAAACCAAAAATGGTTGAAATAGAAAAAAAAAAAAAAAAAGAAAATGAAAATGAAAGAGAAAGAAAAAATGAAAATGAAAATGAAAATGAAACAGAAACAGAAGGAAATGAAACATACCCCATTATAACAAAAATAAAAGAGTATTATGAAAGAGCAAAAGCAAGTGCAAATACAGAAGATTGGTATGATTGTTATTATTCTGCAATTGAATTATTAAAAGTTGATATATCTTCAAAACAAAAAGAAAAATACTTAATATATCATATTTGTGAATCACTTACATTTGAAGAAGATTTAGAATTAATTAATTATATTTGGTCAAAAGATAAAGATGAATCAGATAAATTGGATAAAATAGAAAAACGTATAAAAAAATATTATAATCAGTTTATTGTCAATAATGATGATGTTACTGGAATAATATTAATGAATAATAAAATAAAAGATATAATACAAATATATGTATTAAATGAGAATAAATTTGCAATTGCTACTTATGAAGAACGTTCTATATTATCTAAAGAAATAACTAAAATGATGAATGATGATTATTCAAATTTTAAATGGATTGGATATATGGGATATTATAAAAATATTTTTGATTTTAAAGTAATTAATACAACAATTGATAAAATTAGTGGGTCTATATTTGAAAATAAAGGACGAACAGAAATGTTAAAAATTATAAATGAAACAATAGAAGAAAAAAATACATATAATAAATCAAATACAGAGAGTCTTAAAAAAGTTCATTTATGTATTATTGAAGAAATATATTTGCGTTATTATGATGAAATATATGAAGGAGAAACACGCTATTTTTTAAATAAATTAGAAGTATATAATTTTAATAAAAAATTGAGATAGAAATAAATTATTATAATATATTAAAATGGCAGAAAATTTCCCTCCAATCCAAAATATTTTGGATGAGATATATATTAAAGATTTTCATAAAGAAATAGAAGAATTAGATGAAGATACTCAATATAAATTAAATATAGAGGAAAATGTAGAAATAAATACATTTCGTAAAGCAATATTAAAATTTTATGAAGATAATAAAGAAATAATTAATGGGCCATATAGTGCTAAAATAGAAGAATTAAAAGGAATGATTAAACGGTTACAATCAGAATTTAAAGACAAAATTATTCAAATTAGATTAAAATATATTAAACATAAAGAGACTGACCTTTCTATATTTGAACCAGTATCAACAACAGGTATAGCAGGTATAGTTAAAAAATATGCATATCAACAAAAAGACCCACTTGAAAGACGAATCAGAATGGGTGATGATTTAACGCGAGATATACAACGATTAAGTAAAGAAGAACAACAAATAGTACAGGATGAAATTGATGAATTATATCTAATAAGTCAAGAAAATATAAAAAGAGTAATAGATGAAAAAACTGCACAGAGAGAAGAAGTATGGAAAAATATTGCTCCAAATGGAAAACCATATACATATGAACAAAAAAAAACAAGATTAGATGATATAGATAGAGAAGAAGAAATGATGATTCATAAATTAAAAGAAAAATGGAATTATACATGTATAACGGTAAGAGAAAAAATGCTTAAATCAAAACAAACACAATTAGAAGGAACTGAAACTAAATATAAAACTGAAACTGAAACTGAACCTGAACCTGAAGAAACTAAATATGAAACTGAAGTAAAAAATATAGATATTGATAAGTTATTTATTCCATCTATTATTAATGAAAAAATAACTATACCATTTAATAAAATGTCTAATAATATGACACGATATTTTGAATCATATGCAGAAAAAAGAATTGAAGGAAAATGTAGAAATGAAGGATATATTCGTTTAAAATCTTCAAATGTAATTAGTTATTCAACAGGATTATTATTTAGTGATAAAGTAATATATGATGTTGTTTATTCAGTTGAAGTGTGTTATCCTTATGAAAATATGGAAATTGACTGTAAAATTAAAAATATTACAAAAATTGGAATTAGAGCAGTAATTAGTGAAACAAATAATCCAATTATATTATTTATAAGTAGAGAACATAATCCAGATAAAGAATTTGATAATTATAAAGAAAATCAAATTATTAAAGTAAAGGTAATTGGACAAAGATTTGAATTAAATGATGAATATATTAGTGTAATTGGAGAATTAATATAAACATTATAAAAATAAATAAATAATGAGCCTTGAAAAAATTGTTTCTCAAATTGATAGTTTTTCAAAAGAAGACCATATAAAAATTTTAGAAATAATATATAAACATAATAAATCAGTAATTAGTGAAAATAATAATGGGTGTTTTATTAATATGGAAGATTTATCAGATGAAATTATAACAACTATAGAGCATTATATTAATTATGTAATATTAAAAGAAGGAGATATTAATACTATTGAAGATACAAAAGATAAGATAAAAAATAATATAAATATAAAAAATAATTTATTATAATGTTTTGTATATCTGATTATAATCAGTTTTTTATTAAAAGAATATTTAATTTACCAGAAGTAAAATTAGATATAAAGAATGATTCAAATAATAAAAAAAATAAAAAAAGGACTATGAAAATAGATATAGAATGTGATAAATTATTTTATGCAATTTTTAATAAAATGAATAGTTATGATGTAACGCATATAGAATATAATAAAATAAATGAAAGACAAGAAAAAATAAAAATGGCTGAAAATATTGAAAAATTAGATATAAAACCTAAAAATAAAGAAAAAATAATAGAAAATTTGATGTATGATAATAACATTAATATGAAAACTTTTAATATATTATGCATGTTTTATAAAATAAATGTATTATTTATAAAAGATAATACATTTGTAAAAATGTTTTATTCAGATAGTTCTATTCTTACCATGAATGAAAACTATTATTTTTTAGATACAACTAATGATACTAATAATAATATTGATATTACTAATAAATATGAAATTAATTTAGATAAACCAATAAAATGTATATCTTATTATAAACTAAATGAATTAAAAGAAATATCAAAACAATTACATTTACCGTATGAAAACTTTAAAAAACAACAACTTTATGATTCTATAGTAAACATTATAAATAAATTAAATTTATAAATTAAAATATAAATTAAAATATAAATTAAAATTGATTAATATAATTTTATATTAATATATACAACAAATGGCAAAAAAAATGGATATGAATAAAACATTTACTATTTATACTGATTTATTACAAAAAAAATATGCAAAAACACAGGTAAATTTAGAGCAATATGATATTAGAAGTAAAAATACAAATATAGAATATGAGGTTCGTTTTCGAAATCTTAATAAAATAAAATTTGAAGAAATCCATAAAGCATTATTAATGCATGGATTTATAATAGAAAATGAAGATTATTATTTAAAAATTATAAATTATTTAAATGCAGTCCGTTGTGAAATAAATGATATAACAAATATAAAAGAGTTTTGTAAAAATAATATTTTACCAGATTCAACTAAATATATAATAAAGGAACGTTTTAAAGAATATCCAGAGTTTTATAATAATAATGATTTTAATTTTAGAGTTTCAATACAAAAAGAAATATCTTTAAATGAAGTTGACCCAAATATAAAACAACTCATAAAAGGATGGTCAAGCATTGATAAATCCTATAGATATATGAATCGTATTAGTTTAGTTCATCCAAATATGCCTGGTATAATAGTTGATTTAAGTGTAGTTAAATCTGCAAAAAAAGATGAAAAATTATTAAAAGAAAAAGAGTTTTCTTTAAGTAAATTGTTTGATTCTGGTGAAGATTACGAAATAGAAATAGAATTAAATCCTATAAATGCAAATACTACAAGTATTAATACTGAATCATTGAAACAATTATTATCTGATTTAAAAAAAACAGTTAAATATGTTTGCACTGGGTTTCAATCATCTAATTTTCCTATATCTAATAATGAACAACACCAAATATGTTATGAATATTCCCGATTATTTTCTCAATCTAAAGAATCAATTGAGCAATTTGTGCCTATGTCAAATATGTTTATAGGACCATCATCTTATACATTACAAAAAATAAATTTAGTAAATGACCCAACAAATACAACACCATGTATATTAAAAGATTTTTGTGTAACAGACAAAGCAGATGGAGAAAGAAAAATGTTATATATTGCAGGAAATGGTAAGATATATTTTATCAATTCTGCATTGAGTATTCAATATACTGGCGCATTTTGTAAAGTACCAGAGTTGTATGCAACTTTAATTGATGGAGAACATATTTTATATGATAAAAAGAAAAAATATATAAATTTATATGCTGCATTTGATATATATTTTATTAATTCAAAATCAATTAGATTATTACCATTTAGTGTTGGTAAATTAACAAGATATTCTTTATTAAAAGATAAAATCATTAAATTAGGACAAACAATTGAATATGAAACAAAAGAACAGGTAAGAATAGAAGCAAAAAAGTTTGCAATATCTACAGAAGAAACTTCTATACAAGAATGTTGCGCACATTTATTTAGTTCTATGGATTCATTTCCTTATAATACAGATGGTCTTATATTTACTTCAAATATATTAGGAGTAGGATTAGAAACATTAGATGATAAAAAACCAAAAAATTATAAATATACATGGAAGAATAGTTTTAAATGGAAACCACCAGAGTTTAATACAATTGATTTCTTAGTAAAAATAAAAAAAACATTTGGAAATAAGGATGAAATAAAAAATGTATTTTCAACTGAAACTCAAACGGTTGAACAATATAAAATTTTACATTTATATGTAGGTTGGGATGAATCAACGCATGGTTATATGAATCCTCAAGAAATGATATTTAGAGGAGAACTTCCTGCACAACATTCTGAAAGAAAAGGATTAAAACCATCCATATTTATGCCTACATCGCCATATGATAACTCGGCATATATAACATATATTGAATTAAAAAATGATACAAGTGGAGTATTAAATATGTTTACTGAAGAAAATGAAGTTATTGAAACAGATACTATTATTGAATTTAAATATGAATTTAATGATAATCAAGTTATGCGATGGAAACCATTAAGGATTAGATATGATAAAACTGCTGAATATAAAAATACAAATGCCATATTTGGTAATGCATATCATGTAGCCAATAGTAATTGGCAAACAATACATAACCCGATTACAAAAGAAATGTTAATTAATAAAGAATTGGCTTTAACAATGGATGACATTGAAGATAAAGATATATATTATAATAAAGGTACTGGACCATCTAAAACAGTTGGATTAAGAGATTTCCATAATTTATATGTAAAACAATTATTAATTGAAACTGTATCAACTCCTGGAAGTACCTTAATTGATTTTGCTGTAGGAAAAGGAGGAGATTTACAAAAATGGATTAAATCTAAAATAAAATTTGTATTAGGAATTGATATATCAAAAGATAATATTCATAATAAAAAAGATGGTGCATGTGCAAGATATATTTCAATGAAACAAAATAAGAGAGATATTCCTGATGCATTATTTATTAGAGGGGATACTTCCAAATTAATTATTACAGAGGAATTTGCTTTAATAGATGACCCAGCTGAAATAGATGATGAAAATAAAAGTAAATTTGTATTGAAACAAGTATTGGGAGTAGGACCAAAAGATATAAAATATGGAAAATATGTACATGACCAATATGGGGTTGCATCAAAATTATTTGATATTGGGTCTATACAATTTGCAATACACTATATGTTTGAAAATAAATTTACACTTCATAATTTTCTAAAAAATTGTAGTGATTTAATAAAAGTTGGGGGACATTTTATTGGAACATGTTATGATGGAACAAGAATATTTAAAATGTTAGAAGATGTTGATGAAAATGAATCAAAAGATATTTTCATAGATGATAAAAAAATATGGTCTGTAATAAAAAAATATGATAATGTAGAATTTAATAATGAATCATGTTTAGGATTAAAAATTGGAGTATATCAAGAAACAATTAATAAAGTGTTTGATGAATATTTAGTTAATTTTAAATATTTAATTGAATTATTAGAACAATATGGATTCACATTACATTCACCTACAAAATTAGAACCATTTGCTGATTTTAGTCATTTATATAAAAGAATGAGAGATATTGATAAAAGAATAAAAATGACTGATGAAGAATCACAAATATCTTTTCTAAATAATTATTTTATATTTAAAAAAATACGAAATGTAGATACGACCCAAGTTCATCAGTTTTATACTGCAGATAAACCAAAAGAAGAATATGTAATAACTAGACCTATACGATTAAATAAAAAAATTGTATTAAAAACTAAACCATAATATATGTATACTTAATGAATAGTTATAACATTAATGAAACAATTATTAATATTAATGATAATGATATTTTTTTAAATGATAATATTTATTATATTAATGATACTTTAAAAGGTTATTTACATTCTATTAAATCAGAAATAGATAAAAATATTGATTTATGGGAAAAAAATAAAAAATATTTAAATCCATATGAATTTATAAATACAAACTATGATGAGTTAAACACATGTATATGTTCATATAAACCAATTTCTAGAGCATTTTTTAAAATGATTGAAATTTTATATAATTTTAATTTTGGTTTTCAAAAAAATATAAAAAGTTTTCATTTAGCAGAAGGACCAGGTGGTTTTATTGAAGCATTATCTTATTTTCGTAAAAATAAAAATGATGTTTATTATGGAATAACATTAATGGATAATGAAAATAGTATTCCAAAATGGTCAAAATCAGATTATTTTTTAAGTAAAAATCCAAATATTATAATTGAAAATGGTGCAGATAATACAGGTAACTTATATAATAAAGAAAATTTATTATATATGGCTAAATATAAAAATAGTATAGATTTTATTACAGCAGATGGAGGGTTTGATTTTAGTATAGACTTTAATAAACAAGAAGAAAATTCATTAAAATTAATTTTTTGTGAAGTTTGTTTTGCATTAATGTTACAAAAAAAAGGAGGGTCATTTGTATTAAAAGTATTTGATTTATATACTAGTGCATCTATACAAATAATATATTTGTTAAATTATTTATATGAAGATGTAATTATTACAAAACCATTATCTAGTCGACCAGCCAATTCTGAAAAATATATTATTTGTATGAAATTTAAAATGGTACATAATTTAAATAATATATTAAATAATTTTATAGAAAATTATGATAATTATAAAATAAGTAATATATTAAATATAAATGTTCCTTTATCAAATATTTTTTTAGAAAAAATGAATGAAATTAATTCTATATTTGGACAATGTCAAATTGAAAATATAGTAAATATATTAAATTATATGATGGATAATAATAAATCTGAAAAAATGGAATATAATAAAAAAGCACATCTAAATAAATGTATTAAATGGTGCAAAAAATACAATTTACCATTATATGAACATTATAATCAATAAATTTTATAATTAAATTAAATTTAATATTAAGCCCCTGTTGTAATTATATGTTTACAATCAGCTGTATATGGTCTATTACCTCTTATTTTCCATTGCGTACAATTAACAGGTTTTCTATTTAATATATGAGTTGAACTATCTAAATTTGCTAAAAGACTATCATATTTATTTGTACTATTTCTTATAGTATCATATTTTAATTTAGCAATTCTAGAACCAGATGTAACACCACCTTGCTGTTGAAATGGTTTATTATTTGGTTTATATATTACACCTACATTAACATTGTCTAAATTACACTTATTTACACAAGAGCCGCTTAAATATTTATTACCTGAAATATTTTGTCCAATTTGTTGATTTTGGTCATATGTTTTACAACGACTTTGTAAATATTGTTTAGAATTCCAACAAAAATTTTTATTTATAATTGTATTTGCACTTCTTCTTATTGCATTTGAACCAGTTACACATGGATTACTATTTGGTATACCAGAGCATTTATTTGTATGTAAAATGTCTATTGCTCCTTTAGATACCGAATTTAATAAAGTTGAATTTTGTAAAATCGGGTTTTGTATTTTTACTGCATCATCAATATCTTGTATAGTAGGGTGTGATTGTACAGTATAATTATTTACATATGGTGCAAGTTGTTTTCTCCATTGCTTAATTGGATTTGGTTTACCAGGAACATTCACACATGTATCATGTTTAGTAAAATGTGGTTGATTAGAACGATAAGCAATAGTTGTTGCAGGTCCTTTACTAGGTTTATAAGTATAAATCATTATATATTATTAATATAATAATTATATAATATTATATTAATGGATTCAAATATGAATAAATATCCAAATGTATATACAAATACAAATATAAATATGGATGTATCCGATAAAATTTATTTAGGATTATGTTCATTTATTATTATTGGATTATTATTTAGTGCATCAATTAATCGTCTTTAATTATTTGGCTTTTAAATTATCAAGTTCATTAATTTTTTTATCAAGTAAATCAATAATATTACATCTACAATTTATATTTTTTAACATTATTATTATTTCATTATTTATTTTATTTATACTATCAGTATATTCAGAAGTACCTAATGGCATAATATCATTTAAAGTACCTTTACTTTGAGGAGTATTTATAGTACGAACCTGACTATTGATATTACCAGGATTAATTAAAACTCCTTTTGTATTTAAAATAATAATTTCATGTAATATATTTATAATAATATAATTAATATTATATTTTTTATTTCCTTCAAATAAATATTGAATTTGTTTATAATAGTTTTTAAGAACTGATAATGCAGAATTTGGTACATTACAATCTGTACATACTGGGGTTTCAGTAGAATCAATTAATGATGTAAAATTATAATATTCTATATCTGGGTTTTGTAATGGAGTAGTCGTATCATAAAATAATTTGTCACACGCGTTACCTCTAACTCTACTATCTGATATATTTGGATTTGGTCTATATTTACCAATTCCATAATCTTTTATACCTTCATTTGTAGTAATTGTTATATATGCTTCATAAATAATTTTTACTTTTTTTAATATTTCAATATCATTTATACTATCAATAATGGACTTCATTTTTTCTTCGGGGTTTTTATATTGTCTTAAAAAATTAATTAATTTTTTTAATTTTTCCTTTATTATTTTAAGTCTATTATTATTATATTTAGCTAAATTATAATCATTTAATTTATCTCTCGTACTAGATATACCTGCAGATATACCTGAAGATGCTACAGATACACCTCTTTTTATACCGCTAGATGCTACAGATACACCACTTTTTAATGGGTTATACACGTAATTATGTGCTAAATCTACTCCAGCTCGTGCTATAGCTACTCCAGCTTTTGCTTTAGTTAATGCCCCCTTTCCGAAATTAGATGCTTTTTGTTTAAAAGTTTTTATATAAGGAGAAGCAACATTTGATATACGACCTGGTGTATCAGCTATTCCAACTACTGTATCAAGCCCGAAATTAGATGCTCTTTCTAAATAAGGTTCAGCCTTATTCATAAATTTTTTACCATAAAATTTTTTAGTAGGGGCACTACTGCCACTGCCACTTAATGTTGATGTACCACCAGTTATTTTTAATGTACCACCAGTTATATTTGGTTTACATTTTACATATTGACCAAACTCATTTAATTTTATACATGAATCATTTATAATATTTTTAGATAAATCTTGTTTTTGTTTTGACCCCGTAATAAAATATTCTGATAGTTTATTAGTGCAGAATTTATTTCCTTTATTTTTTGCAGTTAAATTTTTACATAAATTTATAGGTATTATTTGGTCTATTGTTTTAAGAGGTAAACTAAGTGCAGTTAAAAAAAAATATATAAAACCAGTTGCAGAATCCATAAATGTTTTATATGTTGGACTTTTATTAAGTAAATAAGTTGCAGCACTCTTTACAGCACTAGTTGCAGTACTAGTTGTAGCACCACCTTTTATATTTTTAGTAAAATTTAATTTTTTATTTTTTTTTATTTTATATTTTTTTGTAATATATTTCCTTGTCATATAAAGTATAAATATATTAATATATATACTTAATGTCTACGAACTGCCATTATGAAAGTATATGAACCATTTGATTTGTCTCCACCAAAACTGGTATCATTATAATTTTTATTTGTACTATCTAAATTTTTAAAACGAGTATAAAGTGAACTATCTGCAACAAATTTTGAATTTCCAGAATATAATGGAATATCTAAAGGAGTAACTCCATTTGTTAAAACATTACATGAATCATTTTTTATATGTCCTCCCATTTTACTACGTAAAATTCGTGAATTTACATCATTTACTTGATTACATCCACCACATGTTTGATTTTTTCTTGATAAAAAATCACCTAAATTAAATGATGTTCTAAATGGTCCACAAGTTGATTTATAAACAGTACCATTAATTGTTTTATTACTTGATGGAAATGATTTACGTAAAATTTTTCTTTTTAAAGCAATTTCTCCTCCAACCATAGTATTTTGATAACCTGCTAATGAAAGTTGACTCATTTATATATAAATATAAATAAAAAATATATTAATTATTATAAATATATTAATTAATATTAAGTATAAGTATAAGTATGAATATATTATGTCATAATACGAGGGACTACATTCATTGAGATTAACTCTTGAAATAATAATTTACAACTAAATGGTATTTCTACATAAGAGAAGTCTGTTTTATTATCACATACATTACATGTATGAATATGTTCTTTATCATTATATACTGCAATAAGACCACATTTTTTACAAACATTTACTGAATATTTATCAGATACATCATAAATTCTTTCTTTAGTAAATCTGGATGCTCCATGTGAAATCATACAATCTCGTTCCATTTCTCCAAATCGTAATCCTCCATCTCTACTACGTCCTTCAGCTGGTTGTCTTGTTAAATTTACCATTGGACCAATACATCGACTATGTTGTTTATCATATACCATATGTTTTAATCGTTGATAATAAACTGGACCAATAAAGATAGATGTTTCAATTTGTTCTCCTGTTTTTCCATCATATAATAATTCATTTCCTTTTGATTCATAATTATATTTCTGTAATTCAGTAAATAACTTATTCATACTTAACTCGCCAAAACTAGTTCCATCACCAAATAATCCTAATTTTAATAATAATTTACCAATTAATGTTTCTTTTAATTGGGCAATAGTCATACGAGATGGAATCGCATGAGGATTGATAATAATATCTGGTCTTAATCCATCTTTTGTAAATGGCATATCTTCTTCATTAATAATATTTCCAATAGTTCCTTTTTGTCCATGTCGACTACTAAATTTATCTCCAATATTTGGTTTTCTTGTAGAACGAATTTTTACTTTACATGAGTTGTATCCTTCTCCATTACGATTCATCCATACTTTATCTACATAACATTCTTCTTCAGTTCTATAACAACGACTTTGGTCTTCATATTTAATTAATTTTGTATTATCATTTTTATTATCTTTAATAACAACAACTTTTGCAATAATAATATCTTTATCTTCAATTAATGTATTTACATCCATTACTCCATTTTTATTTATTTTATCATAATTTCCAAATTTCATATTTTTTGTTGTTAATTTATTTGGTTTAATATGAATCTCTTCTTCACCATTTATTTTTTTATCATCATCTTTTTCTGTATGATATATTGTTGCATGGAAAAGACCTCTGTCAATACTTCCTTTATTAAATAGAATACTATCTTCCTGATTATAACCACTATGAGTCATAATAGCTACAATTACTTGATTACCAGAAGGTAATTCATTTAATTTAATCATATTCATAACTCTTGTTTCTACTAATGGTCTCATACCATAATTTAATACATATGCAGTTTTATCTACTCTTGTATGAAAATTTGATACATAAATACCAATTGCTTGTTTTCCCATTGCGCATTTGTATGTATTACGAGGAGACTGATTATGTTCTGGAAATGGAATACATGATGCAAGAACCCCGAAAATCGTACTAGGATGAATTTCACAATGAGTATAATTATAATCTTTTATCATATCACTTGGTTTTGTTGCAATCATTGATACAGCTTGTTCTTCAGGGTCAATATATTCAATAACAGATTCATCTAATTTTAAATTTAATAGTAAATCATCCCATTTTAATTCTTTATTTTCTAATGAATGAATAATTTGTTTTGTAACCATAATACGATTATTTTTTACTTTAAGTAATGGTCTTAATAAACGTCCACATTCATTACTAATGTAAATTTCTCGTTGTTTATAATTAAATATAATAGAAGTATAAATATTTAAAATACCCTTATATTTTTTTTGTTTTAAATTATTATATAATTCAATAGGATTATCTGTAACACCAATCCATCTACCATTAATAAATACCTTTACTTTATTGTAATAAAATGAACTATCAAATTTATTCAAATCATTTTCTTCTTTAAATAGAGTTACTTTATCTGATACATAATCATAAATTGGAGCACTATCAGAATAACCAGAAACAATTGTTAAATAACTTAAATTTTTTACTACACCAACTGATTGACCTTCTGGCGTTTCAGCTGGACATAAGAATCCCCATGTAGTACCTGTTAATTTACGTGGTTCAACAGATTTTCCACTTTTATCAATAGGTAAATTTACTCTACGTAAATGGCTTAATGTAGATAAATAAGTAAGTCTATTTAATACTTGAGCAACACCAACTTTATTTGAATTTAAATGTTTAATTCCAAAATCTCCTGTAGATAATGCTCTTTTTAATCCATTTTCAATTGTAGAACCTTTAACCATTTTATAAATATTAGTTAATGTAATAATTCCTGCATGGTCTTCGCTTGATTTCCATGAACCAGTATTAATTTCTCGTATAACTTGTTTTTGAATATCTTTTACAACTTTGTTAAAATAATTACGAAATAAATTATTTAATAATGTTCCGGTAAGTTCAATTCTTTTATTTGAATATGAATCTCTATCATCGCTAATAAATTCTCCTAATGCTGAACGAATTAATTTATTAGTCATATAACCAAGTAAATAAATTTTTTCTATTTTAGATTTACAATGAGGGAATAAATCATTCGTCAATACATCTAATGCAAATTCTTTCTTTTTTTTTTGTCCTTCATCTTTATCCATATTTATTGGAGTATAAATAACAGATGCAATAATATATTTTATACTTTCTTCATAATTTGAATATTCACTTGATTGTGAAATAGATGCTTTTAAATAATTTAAAACTGCTTCATTTTCTGGTACATCAATATTTAAACAAATTACTTTACATATTTCTTTATCACTTTTTAATTCTAATGCACGAAATAATACAAATAATGGAATTGGACGTTTTAAACGAGGTAATTGTACTACAATCTCAGAACCACTTGCAATTAATTTAGATGATATCATCATATAAATTTGTTTTGGTGATATACATTTCCAATCAGGAACCGACCTCATTTCTGCAGACCAAAGCCATTTGTGTCCTGGTTTTTGTTTAAAACAAAATATTTTATTATCTGCAGGTTTTTCTTGACCTAAACAGGTCTTTTCTGAACCATTGATAATAAAATATCCTCCTGGATCCATTTTACATTCTTCTATTTTATCTGGGTGTATGTGATTATATTGGTTTAATATACAAATACATGATTTTAACATAATAGGAACTTTACCAAATTGAATTTTAGATAATTTTACATTTTTAATTTCTTCTATTTCTAAATTTTCTCCAGAACGAATAATATATTGAATATTTAAATCAAGCGTAATATTAGAAGTATACGTAAAATTTCTTAAACGGGCATCATTTGGAAACATTAATTTAGTTGCACCATTATTTTCATGAATTTCTGGTCGATAAATACATAAATTTTCAAATTCAATAATAACTTCTAAACGATGTTTTTTAAATTCTTTTATATAATCTTGTATTGAACGAATATGTAAAGGATTAAACATTTGAATGGTTTTTTTCATTTGTACTTGAATAAAATCATTATAAGAATCAACCTGATGCCTCACAAGTTGAAGAAGATGTTTATTATCAAAATATGATTCAATAATTGACCAGCAATCATTTTTTTGGTAATCTTCATCAATAGGACGAGCCATAGTATAGTTACTATAAAATTATGATTTGTTTTTAATTCAATTTTATTATGTTTAATAGTTGATAATAAAGTTCATAATTTTAATATTAATATTAAATATTAATCATTTTATTTTAATATTTTATGTTTCGTTTATGTTGAAAAAAGACAAATAAAATATAACATATATGAGTAAAAGAACAATTACTATTAATCCACAATTTTTTAATATTCAAAAAAAAAAGGGTAAAACACAAAAAGTAAAACCATCTGAAGTAAATATAAACTCTTCTAATATTCGTCAATTATTATTAGATAAATTAAGAGAACATAAAAAAACTAAAAAAATAGAAACAACTAAAATACCATTAATACAACAAAATTCATTTGATGAAAATTGTAAAGATATTGAAAAAGAAGCTATTGAATCTGAAATTAAAAAGGATATTAAAGTAGATAAAGAACCTGAAATTATTAAAGAAACAGATTCTGAATCTGAAAAAAATAAAAAAGTTCAAGAAGAAATTACTACTTTAGTTGATATAAAAGATAAACCATATGGAAATTTAAAAAATGGTACTAAACCAACTTTTAAAACATGGTCAAATCCAAATCAAAATTCAAATCCAAATTCAAATCCAAATTCAAATCCAAATTCAAATCCAGTTTTAAATGTAAATAATGAAATTAATGAAAAAGAATTAATAATAAACCCATATATAGAAGAGAAAGAAGTGAAAAAAATTTTTAAATTAGGAAAAAATGAAAAAAATAAAACAATTTCTATTTTAATAAAAAATAATAAAACTCGTAAAAAGATAGAAGATTCAAAAATCGAATATAAAAAAAAAAATTTAACAACAATTAAAAATTATTTAAAGGAGAAAAACTTAATAAGGTTTGGTTCAACTGCACCAAGTAAATTATTAAGAGAAATGTATGAAACATCTGAATTATGTGGAGGAATATCTAATGAAAATGCTCAGGTATTAATACATAATTTTGATAAATAATTCAATAAAAGTAATATTATAAGTAATATTAAATTAAAAATAAGAATTAATTAGATATAAATGAATGAATTAAATGATTTTGGATTTTCAGGATTAATGAATTTAGGTAATACATGTTATTTAAATGCATCATTGCAAATTTTGTCTCATATTTATGAATTAAATACATATTTAAGAAACATAACACAATTAAATAATATTAAAGATTCTACATTAACAGTTGAATGGATATTATTATATAAACTAATTTGGAGTAAAAATTGTATAATATCTCCAAATAGATTTGTTACAAAAATTAAAACTTTATCAAAAGAAAAAGAAAATGAAACATTTTGTAATTTTGAACAAAATGATGCAAATGAATATTTTTATTTTATGATTGATTGTATGCATAATTCATTAAATAAATTAGATTCTTCTATAAAATTAATTAAAACAAATAATGAAAATATAAATAAACAAATTGATTTATATGAAAGCAAAGATTATTCTATTATACATTCATTGTTTTGTTCATTTATCATATATACATATATTAATAAAGAGACAAATATAGTAGAGTTTACTAAAACTGAACCACATTTTATGATTGAAGTATCAATTCCTTTAGTAAATAAAAATGATAAAATAACATTAAATGATTGTATAAACTTTACATTTGATGATGAATCATTAGAAACAATGTGGTATGATGAAAAAACAGGAGAAAAAAAGAAATTAATTAAAAAAACAAATATTGGTTATTTTTCAACAATATTAGTAATAAATTTAAAACGATGGAACAATTTAAATAAAAATAAACAAATTATTTATTTTGATGAAGTATTAAATATATATAATACACATTATGAATTATTTGGTATCATAAATCATGAAGGAAATATATTTGGTGGTCATTATTTTAGTTACATTAAAAAAAATAATAAATGGTATATTTTTGATGATACAAGCATTAAGTCAATTACATATTCAAATATAATAAATGAAAAAAATTATTGTCTATTTTATAGAAAAATAAAATAATTACACATTATACATGTCAGACAATTTAAATATATTTGGTAGTAAAATATCAATTATATTATTATTAGTTTTTGTTATTTTTGTGTATATTATTATGTTTAGCATTTTACATAAAAATAATGAATCATCTTCTGGATGGATTCTTATAGTTGAAATTGTTTTATGGATAACCTTAATTATTATTATTGTAGTAAATATTAAATGGCTTAATGATAAGCATTTTAATTTTAATGTAGAATTAAATCATTTATTTGATGAAAAAATGGCAGAATTAAATATATTTGCAATGGACCAACATGAGAATAAAGAGTCAGAAAATAAGGAAGATAAAAAGGAACAAAAAGAAGATAAAAAGGATATATCAAACTGTGCATTACCTCAAGATGATGGCGAGGTATTTCATATAGAAAGTAATATATACTCATATGATGAAGCAAAAGGAGTTTGTAGTTTATTTAATTCTAGATTAGCAACCTATGATGAAGTAGAAAAGGCATATCAAAATGGAGCAAATTGGTGTAGTTATGGATGGTCCGATGACCAATTAGCTTTATTTCCTATACAAAAATCATTATATAATGAATTAAAAACAATACCAGGTCATGAAAATGATTGTGGAAGACAAGGTGTAAATGGCGGTTTTATTGAGGATAAGTCAACCAAATTTGGTGTAAATTGTTATGGACAAAAACCATATATGACAGATAAGGATAAAGATTTTATGAAAAAATATACATATACACCTACAATAAGTCCAGAAGAACAAGAAAATCTAAATAAAAAAATTCAAGATATATTAGTTGCTCCTTTTAATAAGGATAAATGGAATTATAAAAATTAATTTATAATATAATTATTTTATTGTTTTTTTCTAGTATTTTTAATTTTTAATTTTTTAAATTTATGTTTAGTATGATTTAAACTTATATTGTGTTTTTTATTAAATTGTTTTAATTCATTTTCAATATTATGTTCAGTACTATTTTCATTATATTTTATAAATATTCTTTTATTTATAAAACACCTTGTTTTTATACCAAGTGGAAATATTAGTTGAATCATTAATATAGAACAATATTTTTTATGCGTTAATCCTACTTATATTTATTTAAATAAAAATTATAAATGAATGTATTAGATAATTATAATCCAGATAATTTAAATTTAGGAGATCCAATAGAAATAGAAGACGAATTATATTTTTGTAAATTTAGCTATAATAATATGCCATTTATGGTAAAAACAAATAAAATATGTATGTTTAAACAAATTAAAAAAAATAAGGATAATTATGTGAATATATCAATTACAAGTAAAGAATATTTAATATGGTTTGATGCATTTTATAGGTCATGTATACAATTATTTTTTGAAAGAAGTGAAGATTGGTTTGAAGACCCCCTTACTATTTCGGATATAGAATTTTCATTTATTAATCCATTAAAAAGTAATATTAAAGATAATTGCTTTGATATTCATTGTATTACAAATGAAGATATATTACATATAGTAGATACAAAAGATAATGTATGTGAATTATCTCTTTTACAAGATTGTAATATTATTCCGACATTTCATATTAAAGGAGTAAAATTTAATAATAAACATTTCAGTTTAGAAATTGAGGTAAATAATATATATATTATTTTAGATGAAAATGAAAATAATTCAACTAATTTAGAAAATAATGATAATAATACTAATGTTAATGTGAATAATGTAAATAGTAATAATGTAAATACGAATATTGTAAATACGAATAATGTAAATAGTAATAATGTAAATAGTAATAATGTTAATAGTAATAATAAAAACTTAAATGTAGAAAAAATAGAAAAACCAGATGAATTAAATGAAGTAACTTTATTAACAGAAAATTTAGAAGAAATGTCTATGAATATAGAAAGTAATGGATTTTATAAAATTTATGAATTAATTGATGAAAAAATTAAAGATAATATTATACAAAATCTTCAAAAAGCATTCATTAAAAAAAAAATTAAAATAAATATAGATCTTTCGGATATATTTGATGATGACGAAGAAGAATAATTAATGTTTTACACAAATTATTTTATATTTTAACTTTATATAATGAAGTTTAGAATGAATAAATCAAACAATCTATTTAATGTTGTTTTAGGACTTGGGTTAGTTGTTGTTATTGTAGTATTATTTAATTATAACAATAATAAATCAAGCATAAAAGATAATATGTATGATAATAATTTATCAATGGATTCATCTTATAATTCGAATGTTATGGGTCCCGTAAATAAAAGTGATTCAAGTTCTGATATAGTTGGAGCATCTGTATCAGATTCTAATTATTTACCTGTATCTGGTTTAAATACTTCATGTAGTCAAGGTAGTTGCAACAATCAACAAATAACAAATCCATCTGATTTATTACCTAAAGATATGAATAGCGATTGGTCTAATATTAATCCAGCAAATGCTGATTTAAAAAATATTAATTTATTATCTGCTGGCCAATTAATTGGTATTAATACTGTAGGAAGTTCTTTAAGAAATCCAAATTTACAAGAACGTTCTGAACCCGTAATTCCAAAAACAAATATAGGTCCATGGAATAATTCAACTATTGAATCTGATAATCTTAGAAGACCTTTAGAAATTGGAGGTTCAGAACTTTAAATTTTTAAACACTTTAATATAATAAATGATTAAAATAATAATATAAGTTATATGGATAAAGAAGACATTTTAGGATATATTATTATTATATTAGTTTTATTTATTTCGTATAAAATATATATTGATTCAGATATATTTCAATTAAAATGTGTAGTATCAGATGTAGATGGAGACAAATACTGTGTTAGAGAAAGAAAAAATATACAACATGCATCAAATTTATTAGCAACGACAACAGATAAAATGAAAAAATTAGTTATATATGTAAATGAAAAATATCCAGAAAAAGATAATGTAAATAGACTTGTTAAAAAATTTAATCCAAAAAAAATTGTTGAAACTTTACCTACAAGTGAATATACTGCATATAGTGAAAATAAAGGACAAAAAATTGCATTTTGTCTAAATAAAAAAAAAGAAAATAATAATAATTTAATTGATGAAAATACGTTAATGTTTGTAGCATTACATGAAATGGCTCATGTAGCATCAAAAAGTATTGGACATAATACTGAATTTTGGGATAATTTTAAATTTTTAATTTCGGAAGCAATAGAAGCTCAGTTATATAAACCAATTGATTATAGTAAAGAAAATCAAGAATATTGTGGAATGAATATAACAAGTAGTCCTTATTATAATTAATATATTTAGCAATAGTATTACTATTTTAGTAATTTAAGTAATTTACAACTTATTTTATAGTTGTAATAATATAATGGATTTAGAATTTATATTATTACAAGGAAAAAAAGAAATTCCTATTATTATAAAAGAACCTATATATTTGGATGATACTATAGATAATTTGAAATATAAGTTATCTAAACAATTAGATAATAAAAATGTAAATCAATATTATTTATTTTATAAAAAAGAAAAAAATGTAAATGCATATGATGCATATAAACAATTATCTTTTAACAATAGTCAACCAATAAATAAGGACAAATTTGTCTCCTTTTGTATAAATCATAATTTAAAAATAAATGATGATAAAGAATATTATGATATTGATGATTTTCTTGAATTAAAATTAGATAAACCTGTATTGGTAAATGAACCAATTGGAATAGAAAATAATTCTTATATTGTAAATCCATTTGATAATATATTTAATTATTTTGAAAATAATCAAAGTATATCTACAAATCTTATTATGAATTATAATAATATAACTAAAATCTATATTTGCATTGCAAATGATGTATATGAATATATAAATAAAAAAGGATTAGAAATAGAACATAATATAAATGTATATTACCCTTTTTTATTTTCTGAAAAAAAATTTAAATTAGAAGAATTAGTAGAAGATATAGACAATGATAAATATGATAAATATAATGAAATGATTCATTTTCATCATAAATATAATGAATTAAAATATATACAAAAAGGTGTAATTTCTATTTTTTTTGTAATATATCCAAAACAAAGTTTTTTATTTCCAACAGATATATTTTTTAAATTAGTTCAATCAAATGTAGAATTTCCATTTATTAAATTAAATCCAGGAAAAAAACAAGAAAATATTTATAGAATATATTCACCAAAAACAAGTGAGACAGGTAATAAAGTACCATTATTTAAAAAAAATAAAATAAGTAAAATTATAAATACATGTAAAAATACAAGTACATTATATTATGTTATTGACCAGGTTTATAATGATAAAATATTTAACGTTATTATTGAACTAAATAAACAAGGACATATGTATTTTACATTATCTGATTTAGATTTATTACCATTTAGTGATATAGAAAATATTATTAAAAAAACAACAAATATTATTATTCAAAAATTAATAACATTTTTTGACCCATCTGAAAAAATATTTAATTATTTTGTCTCATTATTAGATGATAATGTAGAAATAATTGATTTGAAATATAAATATATATATAAAAAACAACCAAAACTAGAACTGACAAAATATATAAAATGTTTTTCAAGTATATTTAATTTTATTGAAGAAAAAGAAAAAATAAGATTGCGTTATAAACGTGTATCTAACTTTAATGAATTAGAAAGTATGGATTCATATTTAATTGATTTAATAAATCAACAAACTAATAGAGATTCAATAATAAATTCTTTTTCTCATGCATATAACGTTAGCATTGAAGAGGCTACTCAAAAATTAAATGACATTATGGCTTTATATAGAGCACAAACAGAAATGAAACAAAATCGTATTTTTAGAATAAAAAATAATCCTGGATTTCCAGTTGAAATTTATAAAAAAGAAAGAACTGTAGAAATAGAAATTTCAAATATAAATAATGTATTATATATAAATTCATTAGATATTTTTATTAATAACCTTATTTTATTTTCACAAAATATTTTAAAAGATGATGATATTAAACGTTTATGTAATGTGAGTGATATAAAAGTGGTAGATGTTATATATGAAGAAACTGAAAAACCAATTGAATTTACAAGTGATTTATTTAATACTAATTTTATATCACCCAAGAACGAATTTGAAGAATCTGAAGAAGATTTATTAAAAAAATTAGCTGAATATGAAGCATCTGAAGAAGAATCTGAAAATAAAGAAAAGTTAAAATCTAAATCAAGGTCTAAATCACCAAGCTTAGAAGAATTATCTGAAGAAGCATCTGAAGAAGAATCTGAAAATAAAGAAAAGTTAAAATCTAAATCAAGGTCTAAATCACCAAGCTTAGAAGAATTATCTAATTCAAAGTCTAAATCACCCAGCTTAGAAGAATTTTCTGAAGAATTATCAGAAGAATCAAAATCAAAATCAAAATCTAACTCAATCAGTTTAGAAGAATTATCTGTAGATTCTGAAGAACAAGAATTAAAGTCTAATTCAAAGTCTAAATCTAACTCAATCAGTTTAGAAGAATTATCTGTAGATT